TAGAAAGATATACAATGGGGGAGTGTCAAATACTTCCCCATTTGTTTTGGGAGATGACCATGGCTGAATTAGACTTTATTTGGTATGGTTACAGACATAAAGAGGAGCAAGAATGGGTGAGGTCAAGATGGCAAACTACTATCCTTGTCAATATGCAGCTACCTAAAGGAAAGAAGGTTAAGCCTACTGAACTTTTAGAATTAGATTGTGACAAGAGAAATAGAAAGAAGAATGTTAAGATAATGACTAACGAAGAGTTAGAGGCAGTTTTAAAAAAATACGAAAATATTAAACCAGTATAATAATGGCGAATAACGAAGGTGTTGATATTATAATTAAGGCCACCGACCAGTACACAGCTACCATTAATAAGATAAGTGCTTCTAATGAGTTGTTTGGTAAAAGTATTAAGAATATTGAGAAGGAGATAGCTGCACTTGAGACTTACATGATAAAACTTGTAACTAATGGCATGAAACCTACAAGTGGTGCCATTAAGTTATTACAAACTAATTTAGACCAATTAAGAGGCTCTTTAACTGCAGCTCAGAATGCAGCTAATGGAGCAACTGGTGCAATAGCTGGAAGTGCTAATAGCTTAAAAAATTCTAATAAGCAATGGACAGCACTATCTTTAGTTGTGCAAGATTTACCTTATGGTTTTAGAGGTATTCAAAATAACTTACCAGCATTATTTGGAAGTTTAGCTACTGGTGCTGGTGCAGCATATTTTGCATTTTCAGCAGTTGTAGCAGCTATTACTGCATGGGATATGGGTTTATTCAAAGTATTTGAAACTACTAAAAAGGCTACTGATGCACAAGATGAATACAATAAAGCATTAAATAGTGCAGTAGCTTCTGGTTATGGTGAAATATCTCAAGTAAAAGCACTTATATCTGTAGTAAATAATCAAACTATATCTATAGATAAGAGAAAAGATGCTCTTAAAAAGTTACAAGATGAATATCCAGCATATTTTAAAAATATGTCACTTGAAAAGACATCGGTAGATGATTTATCATTATCTGTAGGTGAACTTACAAAAGCTATAATTGCTCGTGCTGAAGCAACTGCAATGACTTCTGAAATAGAGAAAATAGCTGCACAAAGGTATAACAATACGAAGGCCATTGAAAAAAATGAAATGGCTATAACTAATTTAAAAAATTCATTAGTTATATTAAGCAAAGAGTCAGGTTATGTAAGTGGGGGATTTGGTGCTGATGCAAAAAAGTTAACTTCTCCATATACACAAGCATTAATTGAGATACAAAAATTAGAAAATGCTAATAAAAAATTAGAAGGTTCAAATGAGAGTTTACAAAACTCAATGTCTTTATTACAAAATTCAATTAATTTTAGGGCTGGAATATCTGCTGGATTAAATACTGGAACTACTAATAATGAACCAAAGGAAAAGGTAGGCACATCTGGATTAGACAGACTTAAAAGTCAACAGAAGATATATAAGGATGATTTAGATATGTTTTATTATTATGGCAATTTAATAATAAATGAAGAAGAAAGAATTGCTAAAGAAAGAGCACGAATAGGAGGTACTTTAGGTAAAGAATTAAAAGATATAGAAGCTAATTTTGATGCTCAAAGAATTGTTAATCAACAAGAATTTGGTAGAGCAATTATGGCTCAAGCTGATAAAAACACAAAGGCTTTTGAAGATGATGAAAAACAGCAGTTACAAACAGAAGATAAGAATTATAAAGAAAGACTATCATCTTTAACTCAATTTTATACAGATAGAAGAAATTTAAACACTGGAGATAGAGAAGAGCAAAGAGCTTTATATGGACAAGAGATTTCTGACCTTCAATATATGCTCGATAATAATTTAATTTATTATGATGATTATTTAAAGAAACTTGGTATAGCATTTAAGGGATGGGCTACAAGTAATGAAGCTGTTACAAAAAAGGTAACTGAAGATTTAAGACAAATTGGAATAGGGATTATGAATGCTTTAGGCCCATCATTAGACTTATTATTAGAAAAAGGAGCAAGTATAGGAGAGGTTTTAACAAAAGCATTTGAAGATGTATTTAAAAAACTATTAAAAGTTGCCATTGCCGCTGCTCTTGCAGTTGCTATTATAGCTTTACTTCCAGGTGGTCAAGGTAAACTTGCTCAAGCTGGTGGAGCATTAAAAATGTTTGGAACATTAGTAAAAGGAGGAATGGGTCTTGGTGCAAATTTATTTGCCAATGGTGGTATTGTATCTGGGCCTACTATGGGTCTTATGGGTGAATATCCTGGTGCATCAACTAACCCAGAGGTTATAGCTCCTTTAGATAAGTTAAAATCTCTAATTGGAGGTAGTGGTGGTGGAACACTTGAGGCAAGAATAAGTGGTAATGATTTACTAATTTTGATGAACAAAGCTAACAGAAACAACCAAAGCACTTTTTAATGGCATACGGACTAAAATATCAACTAACATTCGATAACGTATTTGTTAACCCAGCAAGTACAAATAAGACTCAATATAGAGCATCTATCTATAAAGATGGATATGGAGGCAGCAGTTACCCATTAATCGGTACTGGCAACCCAGTAGTTATAGAAACAATAGATAGTGAAGGGAAGTCATTTAACCCAATCATATCTAAAAAAGCTACTGTAAATGTTATTGCTGATAGTAACTTTAACTTAGAAGAGTTTTTTGATGCTGATGATAATGACTTTAAGCTAATAATAGAAACTGGCGTATCAGTATCTGGTGCAGCTCCTGCATCTTGGACAACATTATTTGTTGGTTTATTTGTTCCAGTTGAACAGATTGTTTACAGCCCAGTATCTATTAAAGAGTTTACAATGACATTTAATGATGGGTTAGCTAATCTTAAAGAAAAAAAGATTTATTTTGATGCAACTTTTGTAATTGGATTTAACGCATCAGAAACATATTCATTTAAAGACGTTTTAACTAATGCTTTTGCAGCTAATGCTTTAGGATTAACTTTTAATGTAAACTGGTATTATAAGAACACTGGCATAGCTGATAGGGAACTTGAAAATATGTTTGTTCAAAAGAACGCATTTATAGAAAGTGCTGGTAACTATATCACATGGTACACCGTTCTAAATGGCTTATGTAGAAAGTTTGGGTTTATATGCCATCAAAAGAATGGAGAGTACTATTTAACATCTTACGGTTCAAAGACAAGAAACACATCAAGAGATTATTTTAAGTATAATAGTGCTGGTACATATCAATCTACTTTTACTGAAACAGATACTTCCGTAACTATAGATGACTCAGACAACTTTATACAGATAGGTAAATCATTACAAGTGTCTTTATCTAAAGGCAATAAGTCATATACCACAAATAGTAAGTTACAAAATGTCATTCAATGTGTACTTAACGGAGACTTTAGTTCTTGGACATCAAGTACAAGTGTAGATGCGTGGAGTGGAAGTTTAACATACCAAAGAAATGGCACTACTAACCAAGCAAAATTCTTAACAAGTCAAACGATTGGTTTAGGGTCTGGAGCAGTTTTAGAGTCTCAAGCCTATGATTGTACTGCTGGTGATATTATTTCAGTATTTTCAGATATAAATACAAATGGCTTATTTGCTGAGTCTGCAAGAGTTGTTTTAGAACCTACTGATACTTCTTTGCCTACTTATTATTGGACTCCTACTGGTGCTTTCCAAGATACAGATTATATACTTGACCATAATTCATTTGATGGTTCTACTGCTAAATATACTTACATACCTTCAGATGGTAAATTGTATGTTAGGATATATCAGCCATATTATGTTGGCCCTACTATTCCTAATCTATCTACTTATGTTGGGTTTTTTAGGATTCAATACTATGGTGTAAACTCAAGTGTTCAAAACTTTACAGCTCAAGTAAATGAGGCTGCTAAAGACAGTCTATTTAACAAGGATAATGAAACCTATGATGATATAACCATATTTGGTGACCAAAATATTTTTGTTACTATACCAAGCACTATTACTTTTAATAACGGAGATAATGTGGCTGCATCAAGATTTATTAGTGCATGGCTAACATCTGATAGAAGTGCAGTATTAAATACATGGCAAAGAAATGGCTCTGGAACTACAGCTACAATATTTGAACTTGTATCAGAAGATGTTGGTGTTGATGAGTTATACAATCAGTTAAACATAAGTGGTAATTTTAAGAGTATAGGATATGATTTACTTTCTGAGTTCTTTTATGTTTACGCAACTGGTGTTCCTGGTAAAACTTATATGCTAACTTCTTTTAAATGGAATTTAAGAAGTGGAACTCAAGATGTAAATATGTTTGCAATCAACTACCCATTAACTACTAATATTGTTAGAAATATATATTTAAACACAAATAGATAAAAATATAATAAAATGCCGATTACTTCTGGTTCTAATATGGTTCTTTACCGCAACTCAACAGCATCAACAAATGTTTTTGGTGCTTCTACTAATTGTTCAATGTCAGTTAGTACAGAATTTATAGATGTAACAACTATGCCTACTGGTACTTATACTCAGATATTGCCTACATCTACTTCTTTCGAGATTACTGCAGATGGGTTTATAACAATGGATAATGTTAACTATTATACATTATTGGGCTTACAAAAGAACAGAACATTGGTAAATGTAAAGTTTGTCATTTTAAATGGTGGTGGTAATGTTACTATTAATGCTGACT